ATCGAGTATTTTCGGTTTCTGATCCGATGGATATAAAGGACTTCGCCGCATTCAATCATCTGCCGTACTGCAAGCCTTTGAAGATCGCCAAAGGTATCCCGATTGTTTGCCCCTGCCTTTTCACACCAGAACAGGAAAGCATCCTTGATCTTCATATTGACTTCACGGATCATCTTGCCTTGTTCATCGGTGACAGCAGGCTTGAAATTAAACCCCTCCCCGATCTTGTAATCCGTTGCCGCGTCTATCGCTCCATCCATCCACGGCATATCACGGACAAGCTGCCGGACACGGTTTGCAACCTTTTGCCTGTCCTGCCGGATGTCGTCGTTCGGCCCTGAACCGTGTCCCCAATACTCTTTCAGGGAAGGTGTCAGCTTTGCGCCTGCATAACTGCGCTTTACGATCTGGCGCAGTTGAATATTCCGAAGTTCCTTTGCAGGGTAAAAAACACCAATAAGCCTATCCCATCCCCTTTCGATGATGTTAGGCTTGTATTCGTTCACCGGTTCCGCTTCCCGTATTTTCATATGAAGCGCCTCCCGGCAACTGCCCTTGACCTGCCGCCGCTTTGTCCGGTGGAGGATATTTTAGCTGTGGCTTCAAGCTTTTCCAAGGCCGCAATCAGTTCAGTATTTGATTTATACCGAACCGTCGCATCCCCGATTGTTACTTCAAGCTTGCTGTCTGCCAAAGCAGTACGCAAAGCGGCAATCTGTTCAGTAATTGATGTAGTTGTGGCCATGCCAATAATAAAATGCAGAATTGTTAGAAATTAACGATTCTGCCAAAATTGGCACGATTTATTACACAATCATTGAAAAATATGTTAAAAAGTAACATTCACAGGCAAAAAAAGGAAATGTCAGCATTTCCGAAATATGGAAGTACCAACATTTCCAAAATTGAGAATCGAAAATATTACCAGCGTCTTATGCGTTTTGGCGCAACAACATCCATCCTTTCCTTGTGCAAAATAAACAAGTCAGCATGTTTTTCCTTCCATTCGTTCAAATCTTCCACGGTTGAAAGCCAAACACAGGAAACGCCATCGCTTGTAACCGGGAAGTCTTTGAACTCAAACCGCCACCGGTGCGCCGTTCTCGGAGAAAAACCCAAGAGATTTGAAATCGCAGTAACCCCGTAAATCGGAGTTTTTTGCTTCTTCTGCTCCTGTTTCGCTTCCTCTTTTGCATTTTCCTGCACACTTTTTTCTGTTTTCTTTGCCTTTTTGATTGAACCTGGCCGAAGTGTCATTTTGATTCCTCCTTTTGTTACCATCTTCTTTCACGCTGCGGGCGAACCCTTGCGCCCAATTCAGGAGCCTTTGCCTGTCTTGTTACATGTCGATTCAGTTGCAGGGAAGCTGCCCTTGCAAGTGACAGTACTTCGCAATCCCAATAATGGTTTGCCGCCCTTGCGGAACGCGGTGTCCATACGCCATCCTCGTTCCGGTACTCTGAAACCATCTGTCGACAATAATCTTCCGTGACACCCTCGAACACATGCCACGCCCCAGGGTCTTCCTGCGGAACACGCAATTTGCTGTCAAGCCAGTCTTTGAAAAATGTCGTGTTGATCCTGCAAAGCTGCATACCGCCAATCATATTCTTTCCGCGTCCGTCCTTATCAATGATTGAATAGGTGTAAGGGTTGCCGCCCGGAAGATTGCGCTCACCCTTTGCCGGCAAGATTCTTACCATCCTGCCAGATGTCCTGCACCAGTCGTAAATTTCACTTGTCCGATGCCCCTGCGAATCAATAAAACCGCCAGAAATACTGAATTTCTGCCCATTTTCTCCGACAAACTCTGAAAAGGCAACGCGTTCAACGTCGGCCAGGGATTCACAAAAACCGCTGTCAATCCCCCAACTTTCCATTGCTTCACCGCCGCCCCAAGCCCGGACAGTGTAATAAAACCCGTTATCCTGCGTATCGATGCCCATTGTCAGGCCAGCAACTGGCAAATAAGTCGGAACGATGCCGCGTTCATAGTCAGCCTGGCACTGTTCAATCACGCCTTTATCGCGCATAGTATCGGTATTCATTCGCCACGGCTCCGCAAGCACGGAACAGATGAAAGTCCTCAATGATTCAAAGTTGCCGGCCTTTGCTTTTCGTTCTGCGGACAGGAACAGTTTTACCAGCTTCGGCCAGCTTCGCCCGATACAGCTTGAAACCTCTGATATTCTGTATCCGACAATCCCCGGAACTGCTTTTGCTGTCGAATGCCATTGCCCGGATGCAAGAAACTGCCTTCTTGATGATTCATATATCCTATGATCGCATTCAGGGCATGAAACATAGCATCTTTCCGCGCGTTCATCGTCTGACAAATGCTTCCCGTTTTCTTCCTCTTTTGGAAACTTTACTCTTCCCCATTTTACGACAAACCTATGCCCGCATTTCGGGCAAGGGCAGAACCATTCACGCCGGTCTGATTGCTGGTATGATGACCATATTGGAGCATCTTCTGTTGTTATTGTTGAGGATTTAACAACCTTGCTGTTTGGAAAGGTCTTTGTTCGTTCAATCGCCAAATCTTCAGGAGCACCTTCTTCACCAAGAGAAGGGGGGTATTTATCCAACTCGTCAAGGTACAGATAGCGAATAGGTCTTGATGCAAGGTTTGAGGCGCTTCCAGCACCGGCAAGCGCAATGACACAGTTATCCAGCTCCATTTCAAGCAGATTGAAAGTTCCACGGCCTGAAAGGGTGTGAACGTCCGTTACCGAACAATCGGTGATGACCTGCTGCAAACGGCTTTTGGAAAAACTCTTTGCCATCTGCTCGGAGGGCATGACAAACAGGGAATTACCTGGATCGTTGTCAATCGTCCAGGCACAGCATATTGTTTCCATCAGGGTTTTCCCAGTCTGCGCACCAAAGGCAAGAACCAACTCCCTTGTGTCGGGATCCCGGAAGGATTCCATCACCTCGCGGATATGAGGAGTATGCCGCGTTCGGTAAGGACCCGGCGAAAACGTACCGGTTTTTGGCGTAAGGACGATATTGGCTTCTGCCCACTCCCAAAGTTTATGCTCCGGTGGGGGTCGAAATGCGGAAGCCAAAGCCTCATCAGTCGCCAAATGGATTTCTTGAGAAACTGTCAAGGATCATCCTTATTTCATCGGTCAATATCTTCTGCACCTCGCCGACGCTTTGTATATTGACAAGCTCATGCGACAGCTTTACCGGAAATTGAAGCAGCTTTGAACGGACGTTGTTTGCAAGCCGGGTATAACCATTTCGCACATCTTCGGCAGGAAGCAGATTCTTGCGCAAGGTTTGGATGTCAAGAACGCTTTGTTCCGCTTTTCGCAGTTGTTCCAAAGCCTGGCCGGATGTCCTTATGCGAACCTGCAAAAGAGATTCATCACCAGCGGCAGCAGCTTCCTCACAAAGACGGACTGTATAGTTTACGGTCTTTCGGAAGCCGTTCAGGATGTTATTAAAGTCACCGTCGTCGCATTCCTCAAGATTTGCAGGAAGTTCAGGGATAATGATTTCAGCAGGGGAAGGGATGGTTGCAGTAACAACCGGAACCGGCTTCGCTTCTGTCTGATGTTTCTTTTCAGCCTTCTTTTTCTCACCCAAAAACCGAGTTACGCCAGTCCACATCTTCGATCGGGTCTTACTGTTCGACAAAACCCAATCGCATACTTCTTTTACATTGAACAGCTTGCCAACCTTACGCGGAAAGGTCTTGTCCTGATAAGCCTTTCGGATAGACTGATTTGTTATGTTCAGAAGAATGGAAAGCTCCTCCGTCGTAACATGGTCTTTTGCTTCAATGAATTTACTGACCTTTGTCATAACCACGAACTCCATGCAGGTATTTCAGTGCTATAATGTTAAATATACTACAAAAGTGTGAAAAATTAACGTTTCGTTGTTATAAATTCACGATTTTTCGCAAAATCGAGAAAATACGAATGCCCCCAAAAGGCATAAAAGGGCGAAAATTGGTTTCAAAGGCCAGATATGGGAACGGTCCGGGCTGGCGCGACCCCTGCCTT